GTTTTGATGTCTATGTACTTATCCTTATACATTACATCTTCTATTGTTCTTACTGATGAGGGTTTCCGTCCGCCTTTGGATACAAGGTCTTCTACCAATTGGTATTCTATGATATCAGCAATGGCACGTTGTCCAGCGTTGGTTGGTATGTCTACTTTATCCAGATACATAGGGTGTTCCATCTGATGTCTTTCCATACCAGTTCTTTTGTTGGAATAGTTTCGCTTTGAGTGCTACGATGTCATTCGTCCTTGATTGGTCGATTGGTATCATACACGTTAATGCACGTTCTATCAATTCAATGTCTTTTACATCCAATGTGAATGACGTATTAGGTTTCATTAGTTCCATCCCCTTTCCATTAGTTCAGCGATACGTTGTTTTTGTCTTTGTATCTCTTCTGCTTGAGTGAGTATCTTTTCTTTTTGACGTTCTACTCTATTCCATGTTTTAGGTGTTACTACCTTTCCCTTACCACTTTTCATACATCATTTCCTTATCTATCGTATTAAGTTGCCGTCTGCATAGTACTTTTGGTACAGTTCTTCTAGTCTATTCTTTTCTGGATGACTATGTATCCATTGCCCTGTGCATGGGTCGAACTCATCCCTAAACCATTTGTCCATCTTATCGTTACCTGTTGTTATGGTAACATCTACCTTCTTACATTCCTCATCAAAGGTGATGTCAGGCATGATGGAATCGTTCTTTATTTCGTATGCGTATGCAGCGATGCAGAGTTTGATTCTTCTTTTGATTTCTTCTGACTTTCTATCCATATCTCACTCATTAACCAATGCGTTACATCGTCACAAGGGTCGTCTACACCTTGTTCCCATAGTATTTGATCACTGTGCCTGTATTCCATTTCTTTGCACGTTCTTCTGCTTCTTCTAGACTAACGAATAGTCTGGGGCTACTATTCTTTCCCCTTGTGATTTGTCCATCAAGTAGGTATTCATTGTGGTCAATCTCAACTCTTATAGCGTAATATCCTGTCCACTTATCATCTTCATAGACTTTGCGGTTGGTTGGATATGACATAAGATGTCTCCTCATTGTTGTTAATACTCTTTGCAGTCTTTAGTGCAAGCGTCTTGTAAGAGGTCTGCAATACCAACTTATTCCGATAGTATACAACATACTTCATATTACCTATTTGGAATACCCTTGCTTTACTCATATATTATAACACTCCGAACCCTGCTTTGTCAAGTACTTTTGTATTTATTCTGAATACGTCTTAATTTGTACCTTGAATGCAAGTTCCATACTCTCTTCACTATTATCCATAGTGGATAGGGTATATTGTTGATATCATAACAAGTCCGTCCCTTGACGAACAACATAGTTCCTACCCACGAACCTTCGATATGTGTAAATCCAACGATGCCCACTTCATACTACTTTCTACTGTCCAGTATGTCTTTCAATACGTCCGTAGTCGTATTGGTGAAGCAGCGTGGTGCTACTGAATGAATGAGTAGGGCGGGCACAAGCAACTGTAGTCGTACAGCAGTCTTTAGTGCAATCGCCATATGTTCTAGTCCTGTCTCACCCTTCTCTTCTAGGTGAGCTTTGCATTGTTTACTAAACATGATTGTTTCCTTTCTCAATCATCTCTGCACGTTCTACCTCGTACCAACGTCTGTCTATCTGAAAGAGTGTGACATGTAAGTCACTAATCTCTTTATCAGTCAGTCTGTCGATGCAAGGGTCGTGTTGTGGTTCTGGGTCGCCCAGTCTGTCTGCAATACGGTTATACAGTTCTTTTAGCAAGTCGCATGTCGCAAACTTGTCTAATGTTACAACAACATTTACACCGATATTGCTCATATCACAATAACCTCGCCCTCAGTCTCAATCCATACCTTTGCACCACATGATAGTGGTTTGTCTGGACTGTACACGACTTTACTGTCGCCCTTGATATGCACCTCATGTCCATACCTATTCTCTTTATACGTTTTGCATGTAATCACAGGTTCACGTTCTCCTGTCTTTGCATTACTCTTAATAATGTGTTGATTGATGTGTATCTTTGTCTTCATCGTCCAAAATACTCTATTCCGCTATCTGACTCGTACTGAGCGTAGAGTCGATTGATTTCATCCTTTACCAGAAGTTTCTCTTTCTTTGCTTTCATAACAGAAAACTCTGGGGCGTTCTCTGCTTCCAGCGCTTCTACTCTCTTATGTAGTTTCTGATGTTGGCCTTCTAAGTGTTTAATCTTCCGTTGAAACTCCATCGTATACCTTTCTAGCATATTGGTTTAGGTCGTAGTGTTTACAGTGAGTTTCATACATGGTCTCTGAGTGTGCTTCTATTAGATTAGCAAACCCATGTAGAGTTGTATGAATATCGTCTGTTGACTGTTGGCGCCGTCCGTCATACAACATATCGGCGTAATTCTTGATTATATCGGCAAAGTGTCCGATTTGCATGATTTCCTGCTCGATGTCGAACCTGTCTGGTTTGAATAGTGCTGGCATATAGATAACCTCTATTTGATATTCTATTATATATCATACCATCCTATATTAAGAATGTCAATACAATTTTACAAAATAACTTGATTGGTCGGTGTCTGAACTAGCGTATCTGAATAGTGCAGTTGCAAAATCATTTCTCTGAGGCCCGCTACCACTCATCACTGCGTCTAGGAAATTCATGCACAGTATCTTACTGTTCTTGAAGTTGTCATCAGACTCCCCCAATAATAACATAAATTCTTGTTCGTTTAGTTTTGGTTTAGATTGTGTTTGTCCACCCCAATGTCTAACATATGCATCATAGAGTTTCTTGTCATAATTAAATGAAGTACTCTTTGATTCGGTCAAGAACTGTGCTTCACTTGTCTTACTACCATACACACTCTTCTTGAATATCTTCTTTGTATAGAAGTCTACGTTACCACCCCCGATTTTACCACCAGCTGCAGATGCACCCTTTACCTCACCCTGCCATGACGTAGAACCACCAAATGTTCTGAACTGTACTTCTTGTCCAGATATCTTTACATAGATGTCTTGTGAGTTAAAGAAGTCTCCTGTCTTACCATAAGTGTACCCTTCCCACTTATATGTCTCTCTGCCTGCTTTCTGTGCTGGTGTAGAGAACTCTTGTAACTTTGCAGAAGCAGATGCACCAATCTTCTTGAGTGATATACCTAAGAGTTGGATGTTTCTCTTGTCTCCACCACCACCAAGTCTAAGTACCTCTCCATTGAGTTGCCCCCATGAGTCAGTAAATTTTGCTAGTGGTGTAGATGATGATGAGAATGTAGATGCCCAGATATCGCCAGGATTCCACTTATCGTGTGAGAAACTGCCGGGCGCTTGTGCATTACCAGACGCCTTGTCTTTCTTATGACAGTCTGACTTTGCGGCGTATACTGCGTTCATAAATGATGAACCACGATGGAAATGTACCTTACCTGTTGCAAACTTTAACTCAGAGTACATCTTGTTTGCAGTCTTTAGATATACGTCTGATGCAATCCAATCAGCAGGGCCAGATTTCAAACACTGGTCAAGTGTCTTATCTGTATGTGCATATGCACCAGCTTGTTTTAGTTGTGCATCTGATACAGATTTGCATGGATGGGATGTTGCATAGTTGAATACATATGAACAGTAGTAACATTGTAATGATTCTGTTAGAGCAGTATCTGCTGCACCACCACCAGAACCAGAACCACCACCAAAGTCTGGGTCTTTGAATATCTTAGAGAACTTGACTGTGACTTCTTTTGTGCCATCTTTGTAAGTGAACTCTCGTGTCTTCTTGTTGTACTCTAGTCCCTTAACCTTTTTACCAGACTTACTTGTTCCAAGAACAAAATCTTTCTTATCTTTGATTTTAAGTTCAAAAATATTGTCCCTAGTTTCACCAGCATATGGCCCACTAGAAGCAGTTTTGTTGAAGTCTTTTGTTTGTATCGCTGGCATGGCAAATCTCCTTACATGTATTTATATCACTATGTAAAGAAATTGTCAAGCGTTGCCACCCCATATTTGTCGGCAACTTTATTTACGTTACTCTTATTGTGTTCTACACTGTCTCCACGATGTTCGTATGGAATGGTGTCTGTAAGCGTGTAGGATAGCTCGCCTGGACGTTTAATCTTCCACTGCAAGTCTTTGTCCTTTGGATAATCTAGTGTCCATTCCATTGCAGAATGTTTTAATAACTTTCTAGATTTCTTGGTGATAGGATAAATGTATCGAAACTGTTTACCCCACACACGAGAGAACCCTAATTCACCCATATGTGCGTCTGAAGGTCTGGGCCCATACTTGGTATCCATACGGTTCATTACCTTCTTCATCTTACGTTGAATGGTTCTGAAGTGTACCTTCTCGCCCTCATCTGTGACATATACGTCACTCCATATGAATCCACCATACAGAAAGTTCGCTGCTTGATAAACGTAGCCAGGTTTGCCCACGATACCATCTGCCCATGTGTATAGAAACCTAACGTCTGGTGTGTTCTCTTTCATCCATGCAATAGTAGCACTCTGCATCTGTGACTCAGAGTTTCGGGGCATCTTATCATCCATACACATCTTACCTATCTCATAGTAGTCACATGTAGAAAGTTCTGGGAACATCTTCTTGATTGTACCCATAGGATTTGTACCCCAACCAAGCGTAAGGACACCTACCAATTCATCATCTTGGTATGCGCCCAAATAGTGCTTGGTTAGTTTTGGCATCACTGGACTATAGTGACGTTCCTGTACAAATAGGGTTGCAACCCTATAATCGACAGGTTTCATTACAATCATAAGTATTCGACTGATGATGTAATAGTTGGATTGTGGTGCGTAGTACCCTTTGGAAAGAATGTAAATGTAGTCGTTTCTTTACGAATACGTCTTACATCATCCACTATCTCTTCGTAATACGTTACCTTTTCTTCCTTAATCACACGCCTATTTTCTTCTGTCATTCAACACTCTCCTCTTTTCTTTCTTTAATCCAATTTGCAGTTTCATCTGCAAGTGACATTTGTGCATCGCCCATGATTTCATATTGAACGTCATAAAAGAATTCTTCTGCTTCTTCATTCATCCAACACTCTTCCTCAGCGTTCCAGTTACCATCAAGTTCATCTGGATGACTACTTATTGCTCGTTGAATAAGATCATCATACTCGTCCTCAAACCCATCAACCAAATCAGCACCCTCATAGATACCAATACCAAAGAAGTTTGGCATCTCATCCTCATAGGTAAAGATAGTAATCATTTCGGGGTCAAGTTCACTCAGTTCTGAGATTATGGTTTCAACACCTTGTTCTGGCGCTGACCATGCAGACTCACCAGACATATAATCGTCTTCCATATCCTCAACATAGCACCACTTTGGGCCGATGTTGTTTGTTGTCCACTCATACTTTTCGGTTTCATCGTAAGTCGGCGAACCATCCTTACCATCCACCCACATATCAGCAAACCAACTATGCAGTCCTTCATTACGAATGCGTGATTGCATCTCAACAAATCTTGCTTTTGCCTCATCGTTGATTGAACGAAAACTGAGACTCCAATGTACGTTATTCGCCATCTTGTTGATTCTCCTCTGCCCACTGTTCGTACATGGTTCGCAATACAGTGCCGACATATCCTTCGTAGCACTCTTCACTCTCAGCATAGTTGTACATTTCTGTTGCCTGCTCTTCTGTCAGTTCACCAACAAACTCTACGTCAAAATATTCACACACATCTGTCGCTGCCCAATCGTATGCAAGTGCTTCGATTTGGTCAGACAGTTTGTGCATCTTTCTCACCTCAAACGCCATAATTATTCTCCTTTCACGTTCAAATTAGATGGGTTATATTGTTCACCATTATATCCACTACCTGTGGAATTAGGGCCTGTCTCGACCCCATTGTTGCAGGCGAACACCACAACAAATAGCCCAATGCAGATATAAACAGTCGCTCGTTTACTCCACATCATAAAAGTATCAAATGTCTTTTCTGCTTCTAATTGTGCCGATTCTCTAGGTGTCATTCTGGCACCGTCCAAGGATAGCAAGGCACGATACTTTGTTTACAGTATTTTGCATTGTCCACTAATAGTATTGGAACACCCACAATAAAAAAAGTAATGATAAGGAATGCTGGTAGCAGTCCTTTAGTTGTGCAATAATTATGTTGATTACTCATGTTCTCCGCCTTTGCCTCTACCAAATCCACCAAAGAATTGTGGACGGCGTTTAGCAGTTTCGAAAGTACCAACAGTGATTGCTATTGCTCCAATCAATAGAGTGTGAAGTGCCATACTAAACACCCCCATGTACATGCTACCAACCATGATACCAAATACGATACACCACATCCATGCTAAAACTTGCATAATCATATGCCGTGTACTAAAATCTGGAATTGAACTCAATGGATTCTTCTCGTGATCCATCACTACATTCCAACTGTTGTAAATAAATTCCCTCATTGATATTACCTTTCTGAATATTATCTTTGTAGGATAGTGTGCATCAGCATCATCACGAAATTCTATTGCATCATGTATGTCATAGAACTTCTGAGATATTTTTTTATCTTTCCACCATGCTGTTACTTTATACATCACTCACCTTCTTTTGCCCGTGTCTGGGTCATTAGCTTCTTGTGTGGATAAGACTTGTAGTCCACCCTTGTTATATGCCTGTCCAATAACAACATTACCATTGTATGTTGGACGTTCTTTTTTTAAGGCATTTCCTATACCATTACCGATAGATGGAGTGGCAGAGGGACAGGGAGTCGAACCCCGCCTTACAGTTTTGGAGACTGTCGTGCTGCCGAAACACTTTCCCTCTTTGGGTTTGTATTTAGATTTGCCTTGAACATAGTCAACATACTCGTTCAATGTGATAATTGGACACCGTATGGACTTTAGGAATTTGTTGTGTTGTCTCCACTGAGTTTCGTACTTCTGTGGATTAACTTTCTTCTTCTTTTTTCGTTTCGTGCTCAGACTGTTGTAGTAGACTGGCATCAGGTGCATTCCGCTCATTATATATCGCCTCCATCAAAACATCTACCGACAAGTTGTCGATAGACTCACCATATTTTTCTGCTAACTCACTAATGGACAGTGAGTTGCGCTTTTCTAAGTAACTCATTGATTACTGTTCTCCAATAGTTTTGACCCCATTCAGAACCAGAAGCAACGCATCTCTGATACGCTACCTCTGCATTATTAATCAACCTAAGATAAGTTGTCTTTGAGTATTGTTTCTGCAATTTCAACCGCTCCAAAATCATTACCACCAATATGCCAATCATATTCTTCAGTGGGAATATATCCCATCTTCCAATTATATATGGTGAACACAGAACTCTCTGCATCCTCTTCATCATCAGCCCATGAACTGAGGGTTTTTGCTTCAACCGCCCACTCAGCGTTTACCTTCTCATAAGGGTCGGCGTCAGTGTAGGTTGGTTGACCAAACACCTCACACAACTCAAGGTATGTTGCCTTGATTGTACCCTGTAAAGAAGTACCATTAACATTAACAGAATCATCTGCATCAAAACTAAGAACATTAGTCATATTTCACTCTCCATTATTATCAATATAAAGCATTATACCACCTATTGCGGTCATTGTCAACCCCAAAAAGATTATTAATGCCATTTCACCTAAAGTGTTTGCATATTCCATACAAGCACCATCACAATCATTCGCACTTCCGGCAATCATCATAAAACCGATCATCACTAGAATACCACCAAAAGCACTTACCATAAAGCAACTCCATTATCTGCGGCACCTTGCATCTCAGCAATCTCTGCCATTTGATTCCAGAACATCTCTTTTGCACTCACAAAGGCAATCTCTCCACCTTCATTTTGAACAGTGAATTGGATGTCGGGTTCAGCGCCGTAACAAACACGCTTGTCGAGAACAGTCTGTCCGTTGACAGTCTTTTGATCCCAAACCCATTCCATAAACTCTTTGAATTCCATAATCACTCCTTATTTCTCAATCTTACCTATACAGTATACATGTTATTACAACAAATGTCAAGTGTTTTCTGCAAGTTTTTTCGCTTTTTTTGCAAATAATTTGCGGATTTCTGTGGTATTTCTGTTATAAGGAGATACATCTAAATTTCCCACATATTCGTACATATGGTAAACGATGGTGCTGTCATCATAGGTTTGGTCTTTGACATACTTGTATATCTCCCAATCCCACTTACGACAATCACCATCGTCATGTACTGTCAATCCAAGTTCATAACCGTGAGCCTCCATAATAGGCTCCCAATCTCTGTACTTAGCTAAGAGCATGTTTGATTTCCTCAAACAAATACTCTACTAAGTCATCTTCATTGGCTTGATATCTGATACCGATACCACCAGCTTCATTCCATCTCTTAATGTTAGATGGTTTATCATCTACTAAGATGTTTGGAGTACCGTCAATCTTATCGACTGCAAAGTTTTCTTTCTGTCCTGTGAATATCAACTTATTCACCTCAGGCAAGAACTGTTTCTCTGTCAACCATACTCTTTTCCAGTATGCAGAGTTGTCCCTGTCACCCCTGAGAGGTGAAGAACAAATACCCCAATCACCAGTTGACTTAGCAAAATCTACCAATTCTTGAGATGTTTCGAAAACATCCAGTGTGTTAAAGAAGTCAGTTCCAGCAAGAGCTTGGATTGATTTCTCTTTGTCTTGGATTTGTTTCCAATGTCTAACATTGTAAAACTGTTCCAATCCCTTAAAGAAGTCTGCAAGGACTCCATCCATATCTAAATATACTGTCATTGGCATTGTACCTTTGGAGTTATTGAACCGTCACTGTGATAAATGTTGGTAGTCCAACATTCCATTTTGTGATATTTCGTACCTAATTGATTAGTAGAAATATGCAAATGTTCAGTTACGATTGTATTCTGCAATTGTGATTGAATCACTTTCTGCTTTATTTCTTCTTCACTAGCGCCACCACTCAGTAACGCAACTACTACAAATAATTCTTTCATTATATATTCTCCTTAGTTAAATTAATCATAAGTCACTTGAGTAGCATAGTCAATTCTATCGAATGCCGCCTCAAGTTGTTCCAATTTTTCAAGACACTTCATCTTGGCAAAACCATTGCCAGGCGTATGCTTTTGGATTGTCTCCAGTGTCTTTAGCATGTCACTGAAAAACTCATATTCTTTTTGCATTTGAGCAATCTGTTCCATTATTTCTTCCCCTTGTAACCAAGTTGTTCCATTGCACCAACAGGCGAGTCATTTTCTTGGAGTTCAATGTACTGTTCAATAGTACAGTTCTTTACCAAGAAGTTTACCCAAGCCTTCCAAGGTTTATACCCATACTTAAATCTTGCGATAAATGTGGGTTGGGGCAGTCCAATCCAAGATGGATGACAGTCTGGACGAGCCACTTCCATATTTACAGACTTAGTGTGGCGTCCACGATACATCAGATACATACCGTCCCAAGTGAATTCTTCTTTATTAAATGGTGTCATATCTTTCTCTCTCTTTTCTCAACTTATACTACTATTATACATGTTTTGAGAACAAAGTCAAGTCTTTTTTGTAAAAAAGACGAAAAAAAAGTCCTTGCAGAACAAGGACTTATAATTTTTTTGAAAAAAAGTTTAGATTTTATCGTTTTTTCTTGTCTAATTCCTGTTGAATCCACCGTTTTGCGATAGGATTCGTCACCTTAGACTTAACCATTTTACTGATTCGTTTCCATACCTTGGCGAATACGTCTTCACCAGCGTCATTGTTATCCACAATAATAAAGTTCCTAGAACCAAATAATGATTGGAATTTACCGATATTTCTCTGTACTTCATTCCACATCTGGGCAACCTGTTTTTCAGGCAACGTGCGTTTACGCATCTGATTACGTTCTTGTGCAGTGTCCAGTGAAGTATTGACAAAAACCATAGAGCACTCGTATCCAAGGTTCTTTAGTCCTTGTACCTGTTTTGCAATCTTATCGTAGTCTTTACCAGTACCATCAATGATGATACCAAGTCTACCATTTAAGAAACCACCCTGTTTTACCTTTGTGGTTCTTTTTGCTTTGACACGAATCTCTTGTCCTTTGTCTGAAAAGATGTCTTCTGGTGTTGGTTCTAGTCCAGCATCCTTCAACATCTTCTCGTAGATATCGTCACTGTTGACAATCTTCATTCCAAGTCCGCCGGTAGTCCTACGAACAACGTAGGACTTACCACTGCCTGGGCCACCAGCTAGGAATATCGCCTTAAATATGTTGGGATCGTAAACCCCCTCTTGCATGTCCTGAAATGTCTTCATGTGTTTGTCCTAACAACTCTCGAATCTTGTTTGAGTATATTTCCTCATAGTATTTATCATCCCCTGTATCCTCAATTATAACCCTACGGTTCAGTCTTTTTTGAAATTGCATTTTTTTAAGTCTGTTTTTGAGTTTAGTGGTCATGTGTTACCTCGTTTATTTGGTTAAGTGAATCATAACGAAATTGAGTTGTAATTGGCCCTCCTTGTTAGTATAGTGAAATGTTTGGATCTTCTTCACCTGTTGGTATTTTTTCGTCAATAGGAATTCCACCGTCAAAGACAGCAACACCATTCACTGGATATGGTTCTTTAACAGTATCACGAATAACTTCCATATGACATGTGTGTTTTGGTTGTCCGTCACCTTTGGTAAACTTGTGTCTCATTTTTGTGATAAGATATCTACCACTCAAATATGGATCACCTTGTCCAGTTGCAACCATAGAATTTTCGCTTCTCAAATTTAATCCTATCAAATCTCCAGCAGACAGTGAGGTTTGTCCATGTGCTTCTAGATTCATAGTCAGAGCAGCTTCCATTGCAGCGAATCTACCTTTTCTCCTCTGCAACCAACTATCTGTTCCAGTATAATCGTACTGTCCAGTGTGACGTACTGATAACAAACCGCCAGGCTGGTTTCTATCCACTGCTTGCATATAGAGAGTAGACTCCCTGTAATCTGATAGGAAATTACCAAAGTCATCTTTTGACTGTGATGCAAGTGGCGCTCTTTGTGTAGCGTAAGCAGCATGTTTATCTGCATGAACATCTTGTTTTTCGCCCTCTTCAAAACTTTCAAAGTAATCATAGGTAAAGTTTTCTACTGTCTTGTTTACTAAGTCAATCATCAATAGGTTCGAACCATACATACCCTTCCTCATATTGGACATGACGTTAGTTGAACTTGTTGGTGCATATGAAATTAAGTTTTGAAGATGTCTTTGTGGATTTGTGTCACCTAAGTTTGGTGGTTCTTGCATAAACACAGTTCTGACATTTTTTCTGTCCATCATACTATCTATACTTCTGAAGAAAAATCCTTTGCATGTCTCATAGAAGAGGAATGTAGGTGCAAAGTTATATTCAGAAGATAAACATCTTTTTGTAATTGAATTGACAAAATCAAGTGGACGCATATTTGGAGAAACAAACTTGTAGTTGTTTGCTGTCTCCTCGTAATAGTATTCCTTTTTAGAGTTTAATAAGTCTTCATCTCTGATAATTTTTTGGACGATATCTACAGCGGGTTCTCCATCAAACGCCTGACTTACTCTAATTCTATTACTACGGATTGCTTCAGCAGTAGTGAAAGATAGGGTGTATGCATCTGTACTTTCGTTAACCTTTACTTTGTTGTCTACCTTGTAGATATACAGAGGATGTTCTGTAAAGTCAATCGTTGTAGTCCTATCATATAAAGGTTCTGGGTGTTGAGGTGTAGATAGTTTTAGGATAAGTTTCTCTTGTCCAATAATAGGAAGAGTTGACAATAGATTTTTTGTGTCCACAAGGGCAATGTCACCTGTGATAGAGGTTTTGAAAATATTTTCAAAGATATTGATTGTAGATACTAGATCGGTAACATCAACGATAACGCCACTTGTCGAGGCAATCTTACATTCATTGATAATATACTCACCAGCATAATTAAGTGCTGCCATGTTTAAGCCCTAATGATTTTTCTAAACTCATCTCGTACAGTTTCGATATACTCTGGACGTACAAGTCTAATTCTTCTTTTCTTTTCAACTTCTCTTTGCTCGTATTCAAAGTTTGTGATAGCGGTTGCATCGACAGGAATCGTTTGAGCATTATCATTTGGTATTTCAATTACCTCTGATGTGTCACCCGACTCTTGATATATTTCGTAATGATGTATGGCATCTACATTATCATATTTAGATTTTGCAAATGCTTCTAATCTTGGAACTGTCATAGGCCAGTCTGTGTATACATCATTTATGTTATTTGTCATCATAATAATCCAGTGTAAACCAGCATCACCATAATAGTCAAATGCAACACTTTCTGGTGTTTCTCCATCTGTGATATCATAATAATCAAGAGCTGTCCCATACAAAAGAGTATTCGGATTTATTCTCGCCCTGCGAGTAATGTCAGTAATTCGGATTGGTACTCCATCACCATTCTTATCATAGTCAACTTTTGGGAAGTGTACAAAATACATTAGAATCCTTCCTCTATTCGGTCTTTTGTCATAATCTCTAGTTCTTTGAATTGTAGAGTTAGTTCTGTTTCTGTCGGGCGATTGTCTCTATAGAACTGTGGACGATCCCCACCATATTTAACATCAACACTTTCTAGAACACATTCTGAAATCCTGTGAAGTTCTGCTTGATGTGAATAATTAATATCGTATGTTGATGGTGCAACAAGAGTTCTTCCAAACGCACCATCGCCTGGTTTAGATGGCGCCATGTGATATCTGAAAGAATTTACAATATTTTGAATTTGATCTGCCTCTGCAGCATTGTGTGGAATTAGTCTGAATGAGAAAGAAAATGCCCTTCTGTCAATGCCTTCAAACATTAATTCTGTAGTATTATTAGTAACCTTACCAGCATTAATTTGTTTTGCAGAACCAGCACCTGTTGCTCCAACACCTTCAATAGCATCAGCAGCAAGTTGTCCTGCTCCACCAGTGTTGTCTTGGAATGTTTTTACTAGAGAATCAAGAGTACCACCAAAACCACCTTCGCCTGCGCCAATATTTTTCATACCAGATATTACACTACCCACTGCAATACCCATTTCTGGTTCACCATAGTTTGCTTTTTGTGATACGTTAATTTGTGCAGGCATATAAAGAGTTACAGAACCAGCAGAATGTCTTCTGGGTGGTCTGGGAACAACTATGTTTTGAGGGGAGTTATCTGGCAATTCTGAGTGAGCTCCGCCAGTCAAAGAAATACCTTCATTCATTTGTACTTTAGAATTAAATCTAACAAAGTGTCCAGCATTATGTCCACGCCTAGCGCCGTATTCTAAATTGCCATGATTTGCAATTCTGCCGGGCGCCCCAGTAAAATTTGCAATAGGCCTTGAACCAAATCTGATGGTAAATCCCATACCTAAATACTCCTAGAAAGTTTCATAAAAGTATTTATAAGGTTTGTCATGGCATATAGTGGAAAATACATACCAACTAACATAAC